ATGCACCTGTAAGATGTGTGTGCCGTAATCCAGTCTGTGCGAAGAAGCTCATTTTGAATCCTCTGAGTAGTTAGGGGGCGGGAGCAGGAGCGCGCCCCCAGCTACTATCATAGCGATAAATTGCTATGAATCTTTTGAATTGTACTAAGGACCTTGTGTCCCCCATACCCCTTGCCAACGAGGACACCAGGCGGCCACTCTCATACGAGTCTTCTGCTTGATAGCATCAGTGTCGAAGTCATCATCAAACTCCGTTGTAGGAGCTTCACGATTGACCACTTGCAAGGCATGATCTGCTTTTTCTGCAACCAAGAACCAAGCAGACGGCGAGTTAAGCCAAGGAACTTCAAGATTCTTGTAATCCTCAGGCAACAGAGAATTGATCGTATTATCTCCTGTATAGGGCTTACCCGGAGAACCAAGAATCTCTCGAACCAAGAACCGAAGTTCAGGAGGAGTAATGAGATTCGCCCATTTGAGCCGAATCGGGAAGCCCATGTTATCTACCATGCGGGAAGCGTGGTTAGTAGCAAGTTGAAGACCTGCTACTGAAAAATCCACATCTACAGAAGGTCGGTTAGGATAAGTTCCCGGCGCAGAAATAACGCCAGCCAATCCTGGACCAATCGCTGTAGCCTGTGCGCCACCGAGCAGAGCATGAGCATTGTAGAAAAGAGGATTACCGTCGAATGTAGTAACCGAAGATGTAAATCCTTGATTGAGCACATTCCATGAAATCATCTCTTTGGTAAATGCCGCAGACCGTGCCAGCAACGTCGGACCCTTTTTCCCGACAAGGCCATACTTGTCATCGTCATACAGTTCCTTGGAAGTCCTAATACCAAGAGAGTACGTCAGAGGCTCGACTCTCTTAGAAGCTCCCTGCTTCATCTCTGTATAAGTAGTAGAAGCATTTTCAGGCTTTTCAAGTAGCACAGAGATGCCTGCCATCTCAAGCTCTTGTTCATACTCAGAGTCAGAATCTACCTCATGAAACACCTTAGGATAGTCTGACGATTTCAACTGATTGTCAAGGCAATCGAAGTAAATCTTCTTAAGCCCCGGCTGCATCAGCTGTGCGAATTTTGCTCTAACTTGAGGCATAGAAATCTCCTTCGATTAAGCTACTTGGATCGCTGCGGTTAGAAAGACGAAGTTGACAAGAGAATTGAGTCCCGGTCCCATTGGAAGACCGACGACCTGCACGATAGCAGAACCGCCAGTCTTACCACCGTCAACATACCAGTAACCATTGGCATCCTTGGTCATACCAAGAATAGCACCAACAGTAGCCTGTGTGGTAGTCCAATTAGCGGTCACAGTGCCAGTGGAGTTATCATACAGAGCCTGGAAGATATTATCCTGATCTGGCTCCATATACAGAGTACGTCCATCAGTAACCGGCGTACCAAGTGCCATATTCACACCCAAAGGCTGATTAACTACTGAGCCATAGGTTTGAATTGTGATGTTTCCTGTCACACCACCAAACGGCGCTACGGGAGCACCAAGACCTGCGCTACCAAGGTTAGCACCAAAGGACTCTGCTACTCCTAGAATCCCAGCCGTCACTGTAGTACCATCCCAGGCCTGCGCGAATCCTGTGCCATTCAACTGCACAGGAGTTCCTGACAAGAAGGTTTGTCCCGCTGCTTCGGGTTGAGAGCTGGTAAACGGCGTAGTACCCGCCTTCTCCAGCACTTGTAGAATCGGCAGATGTGTGGTAAGATTTGCCGCTGCCATATGCTCTCCTCATTTGCTGTTAGGGCGATGCCTGCTACACCGCGGGGTTTTTAGGTTAAGCTACTGGATCGTAGAATGAGCCTACTTCTGGATTCATAGGAACTTCCTGAAGATCGAAAGTACCTGCGACCCTCGCCGTCGGTGGTCTACGATTGTTTCCAAGTTGACGCTGTGAGAGTTCTAATCCTGCACGGCGCTTACCGTAAAGGATACGCTTGTGAACACGCAAAGCAACAACATCCACATAGCAGTAGTGCTTGTCTGAATCGAACACCAGAGGAAGTTTGAAACTAGGATGTACGTGTTCTGCTATCAGAAACTCGTACCCTTCCGCCATGAGCTGTCCGATCCTTCTCTGATCCTTCGAGGCCCATACAACCTCATACTCAGGATCTTTCAACTTGATATTCATATAATCAGGCACTTCGTGCTCAACTGTAGGGATATAAGTTGAAGTCTTGTACGCATCCTGCTCAGTCATGGTAGCCCAATTTGGCTCTTTTGGCTGCGCTGCTTCAATGCGCTCTTGCTTTCCTTTGGCGAGAACACGCTTGATAGCCTCTTCAAGCGCCGCCGCAGAAACACTAGAACCACTCAATGCTGCTGATATGTCTTTGTGACTAATCTCAGGCATAACCGATTCCTTCCTTATCTAAGATTTCAGCGTAAGCCTTCGGTGTAAACCCAAGATGCTTAGCAGCTCGTTTGACATTTTCATCTGCTTCCAGTGTAGCGAGACGATTTTTGTTATCGTCTGCTACAGCAGAACTACCAGCAGAACCTGAACTTGTTCCACGACCGCCTTCTGAGCTGGCAAAACGATTTTTGAGTTTACCTTCCACAAGTTCTGGTGTGTGCTTGCCCAAGATCGTATGGTAACAGTTCTCAACATTCTGCGCGTTGTTTCTAAACGCCGCTGGCTGATTTTCAAGAAGTGCATCAACTTCTTTCTTGATATCGCCAGAGTAATAAGGATACTTTTCAGCATCCTCGAAAACTTCACGCTTAATCCGATCCGCACGAAGCAACAACACTTCGTTTGTAACCGGCTGACTAGCAAGAGCAACAGCTTCTCTAGTCTTACCTTCGAGCATGAGAGACTCAATACGTTCCTCAAGCTCAGTCTGAGATTCAGTTGAGGTCTTCACCGCTGCTGCACGAGTAGCTGCTACGTCCTTAGCTGTCTGCGTTTCCACAAACTTGTTAATTCCCGCAAGCGACTCTAAAATCTGCGTCACCTTCGGAGTGAGATCAGCCGCCGCGTTAGCACCAGCTTCGATCTTAGTAGTCAACTCATCAGGAAGAGCGAACTCCTCAGCTCCATCTTCCTTGACCTTCTTTTGCCACGAGAACAGTGCCATTAAACTTCGCCTCCTTCTTGCGAGCGTCTCATCTTCAATGTCTGATCTTCTTGATGTTTTAGCTGCTCTTCGAGAGTTCTTAATCTCTGCGGCAACTCAAGAAGTATCTCAGTTACTCTTAACTGCGTACTAATTCTGGTTGATATCGCTTTCACAGTATCTGCACTTTCTTTAGTCGTATCATACCTCGCCCAAGAAAGCGCCTCCTCTTTGAGACTATTCAACAACTCCATCACCGGCTGGAACTCCTCCTTGAGCCATAGCTCCTGAAGGGCCACTCGGTATGGAATTAGATCCTCGATTTTGTTGATTTCCATTTCCTGCTCCTGCTTGCGACTGCATCTGCTGCATTGCGGCTTCGATAATCTTTGACACATCAGGTAGCAACGCATCTGGATTATCACGGTTAAAGTTACGCGCCAAGGTCATAGCTGATACTCTTGTCGCAAGAAGCATTTCTAAGTAATACTGTTTCAAATCTGGTGAAATGCCGGGAGAATTTATTGCTTGAATAATCTGTGCTTGACTCTGATAGTAACGATCAAACCTATCTGAGATAAGAATGTCGTTCTGTTTTTCAAGTTCTTTGTTAGCAGACGCCGAAGCTGGACGAAGACGTAGACCTAGTGTACCATCGCGATAGAGATCAAGCGCCTTCTTTAACTTCTCAGCATCACTGCCATATTTCTTGAGCTTTTCTCCAATACCAAAGTTTGAGTACATTGTAAGAAACTTACAACCTAACTTCACATGTGCTGAGCGCATGTCTCCAGTACGCAGGTTGTTTCTGTTATTCTGCTGCGCCATGACCATAGAAGTGCCGCTGGCACTGTAGATCCCACGCTTTGGATTTACAAGTCCACCACCTGTGCCACCAGAGGCCGGATCAACGCCAGTACGCTCCTTAGCTATAGCCATGTGAAACTGGTCTGGACCATCGCTGTAGCCCATGTCAGCGCCAGCTTTAATATGTTCAATTTCATCTTTACGACCCGGTAACACAATGCCAGGAAACACATCTAGCATAGAAGCAAGCTTAGATTCAGGATCAGCGCGCCATACACCCAGCATCGCCATGTTACGATTATTTGTACGCCAGTTATTATTATTCGACAATTCCTTCTGAATCATGTGAATCATCTCAGCAAAACCTGTACCAAGATAAGACTCATCATCGTAGGCTAATTTCATGTCCTGATATGGAAGCATGTTCTTAGGATAGTTATTAAAAGCTACCCACAGAATTTTCTCAGAATTCTTGTGATACTTAGCCTGGAAGGAATACTCTTTGCCGCTGAGATAGTATGTGAAGAACACTGTATAAATGTACCACCGTGCTGCACCAGTATCCACACCAGAGGAATCAATCGAAAACTGCTCATTGATCTCCCGTTCCATCTCTGTTTCTTGAACAGCGTCAGGATTACTGAGCAACTCCTCGATGTCCGACTGTTTGTAGTAAGGACTCTTCACTTTAAGATCTTGCACCGCCCACATATCAAGCGAATCAATATGTCCAAAGAGCTTCATATTCTCAAGCTTAGGCACTGAAGGATCAAAGATAAATCTGTTAAGCGGCAACAACTCAGGATGAGGACCATCACGCTTAGTAATGATGCGATCTTCTGAAACTACAGGTCCATCCTCTGCCGAGGTTCCACCAGATTTATACTCACGTACTACCTGCGTCTCGTACTCATAAGGCGTGTAGATAATTCCTGTACCATACTTAATCGCACTGTGAAATGCGCTCTGTTCTACTCTGTACAAATCAAGCTCATCTGGTGCATAAGCCATGTCCATTAAGAAATTTTGAACAACCTGTTTCAGCTCTTCCCCATCTTTCTTCGGCAATCCTCCACTCATTGTTGCTGCCCAGAGTGGATCATACATATAAATTCCACCCATAATGCGAGCAAGAAGTTCGTCTGAGGCAGTACCAATGATAGGAATCACCAAGTTCGCTGCGCCAGGCCAGGGCCAATCTGCCTCTTTATTTTTTGGGCGAGCCTTATATAACCGCACATATTCTGGCAACTTCTCAGTTCTAAAAGTCTGCAAACGTCGATCAAAATGTGCAACCTTGTCCTTGACAAAATTACAGATCTCATCGAAGTTGTCTTCTCCAATGAGCTTCGGCGTTACTTCAGTAGGCGGCTGGTATGGCATTAGAGAATTCCTGTGTTCGGTTGAGGATTAACTGGCTTAGACACTGTATCAATCTGACCAGTAGAATTCTGTGTTGTAAGCACTGGCATAGGCATTGTGGAACTGAAACTCTTGAAATCCGCTGTCAGCAAACTTAGAAACTTATATAAGAATGGATACCATACACCACCATTTGGTACAGGTAAAGCCTGTACCAAAGCCGAGGCGACAGAGTTTACAACATAGAACAAAAGAACTAACTGCAAAGTCACTGGAATGTTCATTTTGCCTCCTACGTTCTTGATCTGTCATAAGTTGCTTTTGCAGCAGCATAGCCTTCTTGGAAGGCTTTTAACGCTGTGATTGCAACAGAGTGTGAAGTAATGTCTCTGGCATGTTCTTCAAGTTGCTTGTCATGTTCTGTCAAGTGAACAGTATGATTATTCTGATTAGAATACAAAATACCAGCAAAAAAGATACAAGTGATAATACTTACGATTGTTGGTCCCCACGCTGCCCAGTCCATGTTTATTCTCCCCCTTACGCCACTGCTGCTGTCATACGTTTTACGAACTGTGCCCGTTGTTTAATCATGAATTCATCAACATGTTCCTGAGAAACTTTATCGAACTTCCAGATCTGTGGACCGTAGGATAGAACATCAAGTAAATCAATTAGACCCTTACGTTGACCATATTGTTCTGCTTCTTCTTTGAACTCTGCACAATTATTCGTATCCAACCAAAGTTCATGACGCTCTACGATTGGAATGAAATTCTCAATTCGCTCAGCCTTAGCACCAGCGTTCTGAGGAGTTTTGAGTGGAAGAAATTGAATCCCAATAAGTTCTGGATGTGAGTGCTTGTGCTCTTCGACAAAGTAATTCAGATGGTAAAGTAAATACTTCTGCGCTGCCACAGCTTCAACATAGACAACGCGAAGCTTCCACTTTACAGCAAGAAAGAAAATCTGTTTGACAAAATCATCTATAGGACAAGCCTTTGCCCACTGATCGAGCAGATATACTCTACGTGGGTCACGCTCTACACCAGTCACTGCGATAGCATGGCGGCACCGACCATCTTTGCCGGCCTCAGCTCCTAGATGTGAGCCACCGTGATTCGGATCTACTGTCATATACCGATCAAGATTCCGTGGGAAAACATCTTTTTCTACATCTCCAGCTGCTACATGATGCCGAATGACAATACGATACTGCTGAGGATGCGAGGTCTCAAAATACCTGCTGAGTGTCGGAGACTCTTTCGGAATCGCCAGCGCGCCAGTAACTTTCTCAAAATTAAAGTACCGAAAATCCGCCATGTTAAACTTAGCTT